TACCGTCTTCCCTGGAGTCAAGGCGGAACTTGCTGCGCTCCAGGATCAGATCTCTACCAACTTCTGGGCTGAGGCGACCGCTGGTGTCCAGGCGTTCCTTGACGCTCCGTGGCAGGACTTCCAGGCCGGCATCGCTGGTACCGCTACGGCACTCGGTGCATTCACTGGCAAGCTCGCTCAGGATCTGGCCGCTGGCCTCAACGTCGCCCCAATGTTCGCCTCGCTCAACTCTGGCATCGACATTCTCACGGGCGCAACTGGCCCGCTGACGAACATCGTTCAGATCCTCGGTGAGGCTGGATCGAGCATCATCCCACTTCTCTCTGAGAAGCTCGTCGGGCTAACTGAGACGTTCTCTAACTGGCTGTCCGAAAAGGGCGTCGGTGGCATGACGGAGATGTTCGAGAATGCCATCTTCCAGGCCGGGGAACTGTTCCGGGCACTGGGTGGCGTGGGCAACATCCTCTCGGGCATTGCTACGGCCGCAGGTGCGGCTGGCGGTTCTACGCTGACCATGCTCGCGGACACGCTCGATCGTGTTGCTGAAGTCATCAACGGTCCTGCATTCCAGGGTGCGCTGATCGAGTTCTTCTCGGCCGCACACCAGGCCATGTCGAACATCGCTCTGTTCGCTGGTCCTGCCATCGAGCAAATGTTCCTCACCCTCGCAGGCACGCTCTCCACGGTCCTGCCTCTGGTCGGAACGACGATCGGCATTGTCTTCGGTGAGATCGCCAAGGCACTGAGCAACCCGCAGCTCCAGCAGGGCTTCATCGCTCTGGTTCAGGGCATCTCCGCTGGACTCACCGCTCTGGCTCCCGCACTCGGTCCGATCGCCGCGGCCTTTGGTGAGCTGGGTTCGTTCATCGGTGAGCTGGCTGCAAACCTGGGACCGGTTCTCGGCGTCGTCTTCACGGTTCTGGCTGAGTCGCTCACCGGAATCCTGCCAGCCATCCAGCCACTCATCCCGATCCTGGGCGGTGCGCTGATCGCTGTGGCTCGGGCTCTTGCTCCGGTCATCGAGCAGCTTGCGGGCGCGTTCGCAGCAATCGTCTCTGGCGGAGTCATTCCACTGATCGCGACCGCACTTCAGTCCCTGCTTCCGGTCATCACGACGCTCGCCCCGATCCTTGCGAATGTCCTACTGACCGCCCTTGAGGCGCTTACCCCGATCTTCCCTGTGCTCGCAACACTGATGGCTCAGATTGCCACGACGGTCGGAGAGATCCTTGCTCCGATCCTGATTGCGCTGTCTCCCATCCTGGAAACGCTTGCCGGGGTAATCGCGGCTGTAGTGACTGCGGTGGCTCCGTTCATCTCGGTAGTTCTCGAGCTGATTAATGCTGCCGTCAAGCCACTCCTGCCGGTCATCGTCCAGCTCATCAACATTGCACTGATTCCGCTTCTGGCGGCAATGGACTTCCTGCTCCCGATCGTTCAGGCGCTCGGTGAAGGGCTGCTCTGGGTTGTCGAGAACGTCATCAACCCGTGGGTCATGCCAGTTATCGAAATGCTGGCAGAATTCCTGAGCGCGATTCTCGGTCCGGCTATCGAGTCCATCGGACAGGTATTCGATTCAACCTGGCAGTTCGTCAAGGACATCTGGGACGCCTTCTCGCTCCTCTTCGAGGGTGACATCTTCGGATTCATCGAGAAGATCAAGGGCGCTTTCCAGGGATTCAGTGACAGGGCTAAGCAGATCTTCGGCGAACTCTGGGACAAGATCACCAGTGGCGTTAGCGACGCCTGGAACAAGTTCAAGGGCACGACCGAGGAGAAGATCCGAGACGCTATCGCAGCGATTAAGGAACTTCCCGGAAAGGCACTGGAGGCTCTCGGCAACCTGAGGACCAAGCTTATCCAGGCCGGTAAGGATCTGCTCGACGGATTCATCGACGGAATCAAGAACAAGATTGCCGGTGTCCGGGACACGCTCACTGGCCTGACCGACTCCCTCACGAGCTGGAAGGGTCCTGAGTCCCGCGACCGCACGCTCCTTGAACCTGCCGGTGAGTCCATCATCGACGGCCTGATCCGCGGCCTTGAGTCTCGCTACGGCGACGTGCGCAAGTCCCTCTCTGGCCTGACGGACGACGTGGGCGGGATGAAGTTCCGTGCCCCAACGGTGATGTCCGGAGCGCTCTCCGCTCTTGCCGCAATGGTTGGAGATGGCGGCGCATCAGGTTCTCGTACGTTCAACTACTACGCCGCATCCGGTAGCTCGCTCGGTTCCGAAGAGGATCTGTTCGACGCGGTCGGACGTGGCCGAGCATTCGGTGGGTTCTAATGCCAAGACTTCGCATTGAGAGCGCAGCCGACGCCTTCAACCTTGATGAGATTTCACGAACTGGTACGGGTGTGGAGGCTCTTTCCGGTGTTACTGGACTGGGTCTCCCGCGCGTGGCTACCTCGTGGTTTGAGGGTGCTGGCGACGGTGCGGAGTTCTCAGACCGCAGGTACCTCCCGCGCCAGATCGACATTCCTCTGCACTTCTACGTCCAGGGCCGGACCGAGCTTCAGGCGATCGAGACCCGCTTCGCTCGAATGATGACCGGTCCGATGACCTTCCGGTTCGTTGAGGATGACGGCTCGGACTGGTCGCTTCAGGTCCGCCGCACTGGTGGCGGGGACTGGGTATACGGCGTGGACACGGTCGGACGGACTGAACTGTCCACAGTAGTCACTCTGACCGCTGGAGATCCGATCTTCACGTACAGCGTGGAAGAGGTCAAGGTTCTGGGCACATCCAACCCGGACCGTGGTCTGATCCGCACAGCTCCACTCTCGCAGCTACAGATGTCCGGCGCTCAGGTGTCCGGACCGGTGACCTTCGAGAACACCGGAGACGAGTACGCAGCTCCCGTCTGGTACGTCACTGGACCTGGTAGCAACTTCGAGGCCACTGGCCCCAACGGAGAGTCCTTCATCTGGGAGGGCTCACTCAGCGAGGGCGAGTCTCTCATCATCGACACCAAGACTGCCTCGGTCACCGATGGCACTGGTGCCAATCGCTACGCGGACATGGGTCCAGCTCCCCGGTTCTGGAAGATCCCACCGGGCACATCTACCGCAGTCACTTCACTGGGCAGCACCAACAGCGTGTCCGCGATCACGGTCAAGTGGCGGCCCCGGAAGGGATCGGTCATCTAATGCACATCCGTGATCTGGTGGTGGAGGTACGCGACAAGGATCTGGTCCGGCTGGGTCAGGTCACGGAAGAGTTCCTGGACATCCTCATCGAGGACCAGTTCAACAACGTTGGCTCCTGGGAACTCAGGCTCCCATCCACGCACCATCTTGCACCCGCGCTGCGCGTACCCGGCTCTGGAATCGTTATCACCGACCACAGTGGGACGACGCTGTTCTCCGGCCCCACGACACAGCCAGAGGACGCTACGACCGTTCAGGAGTCCGGAGGCATCCTCACCGCCAAGGGCCTGTCCGACACGGTGATGCTCGTAGACCGGATCGCCTTCCCCGAACCGTCCAACGTGGACCCAACCACGCAGACCCTCTCGCACGACGTACGGACCGGACCGGTCGAGACACTCATGCACGAGTACGTCAACGCCAACATCGGACCCGGTGCTCCATCTGCCCGGCGCGACACACGTCTCCAGATGGGGACCGATAGTGCTCGCGGAAGTGTCGTCACGAAGAAGGCTCGGTTCCCTGTCCTCGGTCAACTACTGGCTGACATGGCAGCTCCGGAAGGTCTTGGGTTCCGTGTCGTGCAGGTTGACGATCACCTGGAGTTCCAGACCTACGAGGTTGTGGACCGCACCGATGGCATCCGCCTGGACGTGAAGAACAACACGCTCGCCGGACATCGGGTAGCCATCGGACCGCCTGGTGCCACGCACGTCATCGTCGCCGGCCAGGGCGAGCTGGTGGACCGCACGTTCCGTCTCTACACCACAACCGAGTCACTCGCCGCGGCCTCTGAATGGGGACGGCGGATCGAGCGGTTCGTGGACCAGCGCCAGACCGACGATCCTGACGAGCTTGACCGTGCCGGCCTGGAGGTTCTGGCTGAAGAGGGCTACTCGCAGATCTCGGTGCAGGTCGTGCCGATGGAGAACTTCTCCGTCCAGTACGGCCACGACTGGTCCATGGGCGACAAGGTTGTCGTGGTCGTCGTGGGTGTCGAGCTGGCCGCGATCGTGACTGGCTACGTCCTGCGTAACAACGACAAGGGCTTTCGCATGGGAGCGATCCTGGGCGACCCAAGGAGACTGGCGAACGACGACACGAGCGCACGGGTAACCAAGATTGAGGCTCGAGTTTCCAACCTGGAACGCGGCTCGGAGAAGTCCACCGTGGACCACGGTCCCGCTCTCGATGCTCTCGATGCACGGCTCGATGCTGTCGAACCAAAGGTAGCGAACGTCGTTGCTGGGGATTCTGCCTGGAAGTACGTCGGTGTCAGTGATGGCGTGGTCTACGTCAACTCGTGGTTCAACACAGGCTCGGGCACCGTCAACGGACGCTGGCGCAAGCTTCCGACCGGACAGGTAGAAGTCCAGGGAACCATCTCTGGCGGATCGTCCGGAACCGTTGCGTTCACCCTTCCTGCTGGTTATCGACCAAACCACCTCATGACTTTTGCCGCCGTGGCGAACGGTGCTGCGGCTGGAATCCAGGTCGAGACGGACGGCGACGTGAAGCACCTCTTTGGGAGCACGACTTCGTTCGCTTTCGCTTTCTCGTTCTCACTCGGATCTTAGGAGTTCTACTTTGGCTCTCTCTTCTTACCCATTCGAGAACACCTCTACGACCGAGGAGGACTACTCCCGGCTCATGAACGAGGCGATCGGTTCGGGTATCGCAGACGCACATGGCAGCACCGGCTTTCAGGTTCAGCACCGGACGCTCGGTGGCGTCAATGTCCTTCCCGGAGTTCTCATCGAGCGCGGGCATGTTCTCGTTTCTACGGCTACGGAACCTCTCTCGGTTACTGCCGCAGATGCTTCACAGACTCGGTTCGACAGGGTTGTTGCCAGGGTCAGTCATTCGGCCAACTCGGTGACTCTCGTTGTCAAGACGGGAACCGCGGGCAGCCCTAACCCTCCCACCCTCACCTCCTCTGGTGGAGTGTACGAACAGGGCCTGGCAATCCTTCAGCGCAATCCCGGTACCGGCACGACTGTTGCCACCGAAATGATTACCGACGAACGCCGGTTCATTGGACGCGCGCCCACGACTGGCACGACTAACACTCGTCCGCTCAGTCCACGCAAGGGCGACATGTTCCTGAACCTGAGTCTCGGTTCGGGTCAGTGGGAGTTCTACAACGGCTCCTCGTGGGTGACCTTCATGTCTGGGCAGACTGCCGAGAACTCCACCAAGTGGGGCGGCTACAACATCGTCGTTTCGCCCACCACTCCCTCCGGTTCACCAACCACTGACCGCATCTGGTTCCAGCCAATTTCATAAGGGGTGACGGGCCATGCCTCGCATCACTGGTTCGTCCTTCTTCAACGGCTGCTATGTGTATGTCGACTACACGGTCGGCACACAGAACCCGGTGGATAGGACCACGACCGTCCATTGGACTATCGGTGTCCACAATGGTTCCGCCGACATTCGGTACGACAACGCTCAGGCCACCTTCACCGCAACGGGTGGTGTGACTGGTGACGCAACTCCAGGTCCGGTCAGCACTGGGTGGCCAACGCCTGCCGGGCAGCACCAGGACCAGGCCCTTGAGTCCAGCTCGTTCCAGGCGATCCACAACACGTCCGGTGGCTGCACGGTCAGCATCACGGGCTCGGTGTCCAGCGACTTCGGAACGTCGAGCATCAGCACCTCGTTCGCTCTCGCGCAGATCGTTCCGAGTGCTCCCGGTACGCCGTCCTGCTCTGACCCTGGTTCGACTACTGCCACGATCACGTGGGCTGCTCCGTCTGGGGTTGGCTCCGGTGGCTCCGGTCTGACCGGTCGGCAGATCCAGGTCTCAACGAACAGTGGCTTCAGCAACATCGTCATCGACAACACGTCGACGTGGGGCACGAGCTACAACGCAACCGGGCTGTCGAAGAACGCGACCTACTGGGTTCGAGTCAAGGCCGTAAATGCTGCCGGCTCCGGAACGTTTTCCGCAATCGGTTCGTTCACCACGGACTCCACCACTCCTGGTACTCCGAACGCTCCGACGTTCAGTGGCGTGGGCGGAACCTCGCTCACGGTTAACTGGTCTGCACCTTCAGACACGGGTGGTCTGTCGATCACTTCGTACCGGGTGCAGCGGGCGACCAACTCTGGGTTCTCCACGGGCCTGGTAGAGACGGACCTTTCGACCACCTCTCTGAACGTGACGGGCCTGTCTCCGGTCACCACGTACTACTTCCGTGTACGGGCGACGAACAGCGCTGGCAACTCCTCGTACTCGTCAACGGCTTCGCAGGCAACTGGCATCACCGTTCCTGGTGCTCCAGCAACACCCTCTACGGGAAGCCTCACGTCGGTCAGTGTGTCGATCTCTTGGTCTGCGCCGAGCGACACTGGAGGATCGTCCATCACGGGGTACGACCTACAGCGTGCGACAAGTGCCGACTTCAGCCACGCGACCACCTCTGCCGACGTAACCAGTCCGCGGTCCATCACGAACCTGTCCCCGAATACGACCTACTGGGTTCGAGTTCGGGCTAAGAACGCGGCTGGTGCGGGTGCCTGGTCCAGTGGGGTCTCATTCACGACGCTCAGCGGTGCTCGAATTGGAAACGGCTCCGGTTGGACGGACACGCTCATCTGGATTGGCGACGGGTCTACGTGGGTTGCACATCGCCCTCGTCCCGGCTTCGGCTCAGCCTGGAGCAACTAATGGACCCCATGATTATTGTGGCCGGCATTTCCGCTACAGCGTCGGTCGTGGTCACTCTCATTGCTGGCCTGATGCAGCGCCGAATGAAGGAAGTTCACCACCAGGTCAAGAACAACCACTCGACAAACCTACGCCAGGACATCGACTGGCTGATGGATGGAATAAAGCAACTCATCACCACGGAGAACCGACACGACCGCGAACTGATCGCAGTCCGTGAGGATGTCTCCGCTATTCAGCGCATGTTGATTGAGAGGTCTAACCATGCGAGTTCTGTGGCTGGCTGACACGCTTCGCAGGGCGGGTGTGACCGTTGTCGAGCATGACGGTTGGCAGACCCGTGGCTGGGAACCGTGGGAACCGCAGTACGGCATCGTCCACGCGACGGCTGCACCTCGTACCCAGTCCGACGACCGACAGGTTGCCATCGTCCGAGATGGACACTCCACGCTCGCTGGTCCGATCGCTAACGCCTGCGTGGACCGAGCTGGGACCTGGCACGTTCTGGCGTCCGGCGGTTGCAATACGGCCCTGACTGGATGGGGCGGACCAGCAAACGGTCTGGGCAACGCAAGCCTGCTCGGCGTGGAGGCGTGCAACGACAACGGCCTGGCCCAACCTCCCGAGGAGTGGCCTGACGTTCAGTACGACGCCCTGGTGCTCGGCTGGTCTGCCATCGCTCAGCAGCTCGGCTGGAGTTCCGACCGGATCGTCGGTCACAAGGAGCACCAGCCTGGAGATAAGTCCGATCCGCTATTCGACATGAACACTTTCCGTGCTGCCATTCAAGGAGGCAAGCCAATGGGACTCAAGAGGTTCTCTGGAGTTACGACCGGTCCACTCGGAACCCGCATCGATGAGATGGTGGCCAAGTACTACCCGAAGGCTGATGAGCTGTGGATTACCTCGGCTTACCGACCAACTGAAACTGGTTCGCATCACGCAGGTCTGACCTACGGTGGTTCTCCTACTGCCGCTGTTGACTTCTGCGGTAACGCTCCCGGTGGATTTGGTCCGGAATCTCAGCGGCGTATGCGTGACTTTGCCAAGTGGTGCTACGACACCTTTGGTGATCTGCTCGTTGAGCTGATTCACACCACTCCGTATTCGGATGACAGTGGGTTCTACGTTCGCAACGGTGTGAAGTACCCCGGTGGTGGTCCATTCGGTAGCCCGACTACTCGTGGAACTGTCGCCAACCAGCACAGCGATCACGTGCACCTGGCCACGTCCGCAGCTCTGCTCGATCGGATCATCGCTCGGCTTGAGGCTGCCGCACCTCCTCCACCGCCACCGCCTGCTCCGGAACCAGAACCTGAGCCTGAGCCGGTTCCCGACGTGGACCTGGCCAAGCTCGCCGAGCTGCTGCTCAAGCCTCTTGCGGATGTCCTGCTGCCTGCGGCTGTCGCCGCCGCTGAACGTGTCGCGAAGGACGAGCTGGCTGGTTCCACGTACCGACTGACGAAGGTGTAACCAATGAAGGATTCTGTACGACGGCGCATCCGTACCGCGTTCCAGACCACTCTGGGTGCAGCCAGTGCTCTGGTTATCGCGGTACCCCTGATGCTCGCAGCTCTGGAGGTATCGATCCCACCGAAGGTGTACGCCGTTCTGGCTGCCGGTGGAGCTGTGACCGTAGCTGTCTCGACTGGACTCGTGAAGGTCATGACCAACCCGTCTATCGAGCTGCTCCTCCAGAAGCGTGTCCCGTGGCTTGCTGCTGGTGAACCTGCTCCACTGGATGAGTCTCAGAACAACTGAACAGAGAACAAAAGAGCTACTGTTCAATAGAACAGTAGCTCTCCCATTCCACCTTACAACCTTCAGACCGAAGGATTGTAGATCGACGCTGATGAGGCTGTCAACCCGCGACACACCACTGCGGCCACACGCTCAGCACGTGCTCAATCTAAGCCAAGATCTTTTCCGTACCCTTCCAACCACCCACGCTCGCTACGTTCGTCGTTCTCCTGAAGACTACTGAAGCGGGAATGGGCCATCAGCGCGCACGACTCCCCCTGGCCTTTCTGGCTGGGGGGCTTTTCGTCGTCTTCTTCTCAGCCTCGAACGCCTCGATGGTCGTCACCTTCAGTGGGCGTCCCCTAGCGGCACGTGTTGGCCGTACGGGGGCACTCTCTTCCTCTTTGGACTCGCTCTCGGCCTGTGAGATTATGAACTCAAGTTCGCTGCCGTGTTCTTCGCACCTGCACGTCTCACCGGATCTATCGTCAACCGAGACGGTGTAGATCTTGGCAAGGCGGCCCGGATCATGGCACACGTCGCACACGTCCAGATAGATCCTCATGGTGGTCCTTCCGGTTGAGGGCTCTCACCGTGGAGGGTACAGTAGCAACCTGACAGGTTTGTGACAGTACTGAGGAGCACCTGCGTGGCCACCAAGCTACAGAACCGCGACGAGTTCGTCCGGTGGTACAACGAGGGCAAGACTGGCCCTTGGATCGTGGCTGAGTACGCGCGTAAGTACGGCATCACCATCAGTACGGGGACGGTTAGCAACTGGAGGCACTCTCTCGGCATCGAGGCAACGCGCCAGGCCAGGGACGCCCAGTTGATCCCGTGGACGGTCAAGGCCGAGCACCGGACGGTGCATGCGTACACGATGCTCAGGGGTGAGGCTCGCCGGCGGCGGTTCGGGGAAGAGGCCCTGGACGCCACACTGCTGCGGAAGGTCTACTCGTTCACTGCCAAGCTCCGTCGACAGGGTGCCGTCGTGCACTACGACCCGGATCACCCTCGCGGCTTCGCCATCGTTCCTGCACGTCCCGGGGTTGATACCGATTTAGTTCGCATCCCGGACAAGCCCACGCGCCAGCGCGGTAACCGGCAGTAGAACAGGCCGTAGCGACACACCGACACCTTCGGTTACGGTTGAATCTTCAATCCGAGCCCACCCGTGTAGGGAGTCGCCGTGCCCCTGTCTGCACTCATTGCTAAGGAGTCCCTGCTGTTTGTGGACTCGACCGAGGGCGAGGCGTATGTTCTCGCTCCGCCTGACTGTAACTGGGAGCTGGTCCAGCAGGCGTTTGAGGACGCGTTCGATCTTGGCTACCTGGAGGTCGACTTCGACAGTGAGGGACCGGACGAACCTGAGGTGCTCGAGGACGGGTCCCTGCGCTTCTGGCTCTACAACCCGACGCAGTACATGGACAGTCTCGACGGAGGTCCATTGTGGCTCTCCTGACGAAGAACAAGCCAGCGCCCGTGGTGGTAGAGGACGACCTGCCCCGCCACACTGACGGCCGAGGAAAGATCATCCCGATCGGCAAGGACGGCAGCCCAGACCTGAAGGCCAAGCTCAAGTTGTACTCGCGCTGGTCGAAGTGGGGTGAGTCGATCGAGTCCCGCGAGGGACTGGAGCTGTGGAACAAGCGGACTGTCCTGATTGGAGCTGGACAGCTCTCCGACCCGGCCCTGCAAGAACTGCTCGCCACGACCCGCCAGCTCGATCCCTCCGAACGCGACGACAAGAAGACGCTGGACGAGCTGGCGGACAAGCTGATCGACGCTGGCGGTGGCTACACGAAGCAGCGACGAGGTACGCACTACCACAAGCTCTCTGAAGCCATGGACCGCGGCGAGGAGCTGCCCGTTGCTACGACTCCGCAGGAGCGCCTGGACATGGCTCGCCTGAAGGTGTCCACCATGCATCTGGAGACGCGCGGCATCGAACAGTATGTCGTCCATGACGAGCTGAAAGCCTGCGGTAGGTTTGACAGGCTGTACTTCTACGACGGACCGGACCCGGACGGAGAACCCGCTGGACACCTCATCGGAGACCTCAAGACGGGCAACGTCGCTTACGGAACGATCAAGAACGCAGCACAGATCGCCGGCTACTCCCGGAGCAAGCTCTACGACAAGGAGACTGGCGTACGCACAGACATGCCGGCAGACCTGAACCAGCGCTGGGGCGTCATCATGCACCTCGTCCCTGGTGAGGACTACTGCCAGGTGTACTGGGTGGATCTGACGATCGGCTGGATGGCGGTCGAGCACGGAGCACAGCAACGGGCACTGCGGCGGTTGGCTCGGAAGGTTTTGCGGCCCTTCCTTATGCCTCAACTTGCTAATGTGTCTGAACCGCTGGAGGAAGAGGAGGAGGACGAGTGAGGCAGCTAGTGGGTCACGTCTCGGTGGACGCTGGATGTGTGATGGTGGGGGACCCCTGCTACACCCTGCCGGACGAGGGCAGCTCGCGGACGGACGACGTTCGGGACTGGCGCAAGTTCTGTGACCGGATGTTTGACGAGAAGAACAAGCTCGCTGAGGGCGTGGTCGCTCCGTTCGACTGGAGAGAAGCGGGCCTGGTCGTGGACTCCGGCTACGGGGATGGCACCTATCCGGTGTACGTCGACTACGTTCCGGACGATCTGTTCCCGCACCTGAAGGGAAAGCCGCGAGTGGCACGGCTAGTTGTCGAGTTCATCTCCGACGAGAAGGAAGACGAGTTCGATGACCAGTGCTGACGAGTTCGTGTCGGTAACCATCCCGTTCGGGCGTGGTTACGAGGAACCAAAGATCACATTCCACGGCACGCTGGAGCGGGTTGCGACCGACCTGTGCGCCGCATTCGGGATCGACGGGTTCGAGGGTCAGACCCTACACGAGATGGTGTCGGACGCATCGAACATCGCCCTGGCTTTGGGCAACGTCCGGGACGGGTTCCCTGGAACTCGGTCCATTCCGGATAAGAAGAAGCCACCGACTCAGGAAGATGTCCTCATTGCACAGATCAGTGCAGAGGATATGACGGTGGGAGGACTCAACCTCATGTACGCAGAGGCCAAGAGTTCCGGGAAACCACTGGAAGAAATGCCTGCCGTATGGGCGGCATGGAACAAGCGCGGTATGGAACTTTCAAGCAAGTAAAGACGACGGAAGGAAAAGCAAGTGGCACTCGGTAACAAGGACAGCGTTGGCGGCGGTCTCATCCCGTTCTTCAGCGCACACGATCACCTGAACGACCTGGCCCTCATTGTCGAGCCGAAGCGGTTCGTTGCGAAGGGCTACAAGAGCAAGTTCACGAGCGACGGCAAGACGGATGGCGTCGAGGCCAAGGTGACGGTTTTCAGGGCGCAGTCGCACCTTGACGAGGGGAAGCCGTTCTCGGTCGGCACGTTCGTCTTCACGGACACGAACCTGGTCAAGGATCTCGTGAAGTACATGGACGAGGGCAAGGAAGCTGGCGACCCTAACCCGGCGCAGATCGTACGCGTCGTGCACCACCAGCCCAAGACGGGCAACCGCACTATGGTGTTCCGCGCACCACGGGAAGAGGACCGGGACAAGGCTGCGGAGTACTACGAGCGGCGCGAGGCTGGCACTAAGGCCGAACTTGCTAATGTGCCCGCGTTTAAGTCTGACGTTCCGTTCGACGTCGAGTAAGACTCCTGAAGGGGGAGAGATGTACGACAACTACCACAGCCCGTACGGCGGGTACTCGTGGGACAGGGCCACGGAGACGAAGCTGGCCAAGGCTCAGGACGACCTGAAGGACACTCGGTCCAAGCTGGTCACGGCTGAGGCGAACCAGAAGGTCGCAGAGAAGAAGCAGAAGGCCGCTCAGGAGAAGCTGGACAAGATCCGGGGTGCATCAGTGCTCGCCTCCGGCATGATCGCTTCGGTTCTCTCGATGGCAGAGTACGCCCGTGCACTCGCTCCGGACAGTGTCAACGAGGCGGAAATGAACGCGTACAGCACGTTCAAGAAGACGCTCGATGCCTTTGTTGAGGAGATCAACAAGTGAACCTGCTCCCCCCGAAGAATGAGAACTACGCGGCCACCGTTGTCCGTGTTCGTTCCATCAACGAGCTTGCTGGTCTGGACAACCTGGTCGGCGTTCCGGTGTTCGGCTACCAGGCACTGACCACGAAGGATGTCCAGCTCGACAGCCTCATGGTGGTGTTCACGGCCGAGACTCAGCTCTCGGACGCGTACGCCTTCAACAACAACCTGTTCCGGCACGCGTACCTGAACCTGAACGAGGAAGTCAAGGGCTACCTGGAGGACAACCGGCGAGTCAAGGCCATCAAGCTCCGCGGCCACCGTTCGGATGCTCTCATCATGCCGCTGGCGTCCCTGAAGTACACGGGCGTCGACGTGACGCAGCTCCAGGAGGGCGACACCTTCGATGAGCTGAACGGCCAGGAGATCTGCCGGAAGTTCCAGCTTCGCCCGGTCCGTGTTCCTGGTCAGCAGGTTGCTAATCAGTCCGTCGTGCGGGTCACTGAGCGGGCCTTCCCGCTGCACATCGACACGGCGAACTACTTCCGCAACACCGCCCTGATCTCCACTTCGGACGAGGTGGTCATCACGCAGAAGCTGCACGGCACGTCGGTCCGGATCGGTCACGTTCCGGTTCAGCGCAAGCTGTCTCGCGCGGAGCGGGTCGTGAAGTGGATCGATCGCAAGCTGTTCCGTGGCAAGCTCAACGTCAAGATCGAAGAGACTGAGTACGCCTACGTTTACGGTTCGCGGCGCGTCGTGAAGGACCCGGACAACCCGTTCGAGACTGGGTTCTACAAGCACGACGTGTACTCCGAGGTCGGTCAGCGGCTCCGTGGCCTGCTCCCGAAGGGCTTCGTGGTCTACGGCGAGATCATCGGTTGGGCTGGCAGTCAGGCGATTCAGCCGGGCTACACGTACCAGCTCCCGAAGGGCACCAACGAGCTGTACGTCTACCGCGTCACGTTCGTTACTCCGGACGGTCGCCAGGTCGATCTGCCCTGGAACCAGGTGAAGACGTTCTGTGCCGCGAACGGCCTCAAGGTGGTTCCGGAGATCGACGTGGTGACTCGGAACTTCTACGGGACGCCCGATGCCCTGGAGGACTGGGTTCAGCGGTTCATGGACCAGCGGTTCGTTGACCTCCCTCTCTGGGGAGAAGACGCCGTTCCCACCGAGGAGGGCACCGTCGATGAGGGCGTGGCTCTGCGTGTCGACACCGATCGACTCACTCCGCTGATCCTCAAGGCCAAGAGCCCGATCTTCCTTGGCTACGAGACGGAGCAGCTCGACAGCGGCGTGGATGCTGATGCCGACGTGGAGTGGACTGAGGTTCAGCCCGCACTGCCCGTGATCGACGGTGAAGTCCTCTCGGTCGAAACGGTTGAGGAGAGCCCCGTCAAGGAGCCCTCTGAGCCTGTGACTGAGGAGCCGGTCGAGGAGACCAACGACCAGCCAGACCTGGCCGTTGAGATCGAGGTTCCGGAGGAGCTGACTGCACCGGAGGTCGAGCAGTTCTACGCGGACGCAGAGGCTGTGGTGGAACTGGAGGTCGAGGAGCCGATCAGTGACCAGTCCGATGCCATCACCGAGAACATCCAGTCCGACGAGGAGCTGAACGCAGAGTCCAACGTCCAGTCAGACCTGGACGTTGAGCTGGCCGAGATGGCTGACGAAGCGCTGGTGAAGGCATGACGGCCTGGGAGATGACTGCGGTCGAGGTGAGTCAGACGGTTCTGGCCAAGTTCAAGGGCGGCGTGCCGGTTTCCGCGGACACCACCTACGACAAGACCAAGGTCTACTTCGACGTGACGGGCGCTCCGGACGAAAAGGCTCACCGGTACCACGAGGGGCTCATCGTCCGCCCGGACTGGGCGGAACTGGAGTTCAGCGGGACTCGGTTCGCGGGAGTCAACGTCACCGGTCTGCGGGTCCTGAAGTCCGGCAAGGTCGGGTCGACTCGTCACCGGTACTGGGAGCCAGGTCAGCGCGAGAACTGGCCGCAGTGGCTTCAGGACCTCGTTGCCGAGACGGAAGAGGAGATGAAGGACTGATGATTTACATCAACGAAGTCGGTCAGGCCATCGCACCGGGCGATCGGGTCGCATACACGTACAGCAACGGCACGTGGAAGCCACTCGTGGGCGAGTTCATGGGTCTCACCTACTCGGGTCAGGTCCGGATCAAGTCCGAGACCGAGAAGGACCGGCTGATCCGTCGCACGTGGGACGGCAAGGTGTTCACCACTGCCTATCCGCGAGCGTGGGTTCGTCGGCCGGGCACGCACTACATCCACAAGAACACCGGCGTTCTGATCGACTACAACAAGTTCTACCTCCTGCCGTACAGCGAGCGATTGAACTGGGAGATGGACACGGAGGGTCGCCTGCACGGCAGTTACGAGTCGTTCGAGATTCCGGCCGTTCGCACCGGTCCTGCTGGTCTCAAGCGCACGTTCAAGCTGAGCTAGACATGCTCACACCCAGTAGATCTCTGACAATGTTCAGCGACTCTGGGCGTGAACTCCCGCGGGTTCCGGACCTCCAGCCGTTCTACGACTGGGGTGTCCGGGCTCGGAGGGGCGAAGTCATTATGATTGCCGGCCGTTCTGGCATGCAAAAGAGTGGCTTCGCCCTTTGGTGGACGGGGAGCATGTCCAAGCTCGCAGGTACTTCCGTTCTCTACTTCAGCGCAGATATGTCGCGGTTCACTGCCTCTGCTCGTCTTGCTTCGATGTTCACCGGTTACACAACGGAAGAGGTCGAAGAGAAGATGGCAGAGGGAGGCGAGGGTGCTAACACAATCCTTGAAGCCCTTGCAGGGTTGCGTATGCAGTTCTCGTTTGACCCTCTCACTTGGCCGAACGTCGAGGATGAACTCGATGGCTACGTGGAGGTTTGGGACGCAGATCCGGACGTGATCGTCTTCGACAACCTTATGGACTTCCAGGATGCCGAGGCTGATTACGCCCTACAGATGGCAGTGATGAGCAACCTGACCGACCTGGCCAGGGAAACAGGATCTGCGGTTGTGGTCCTGCATCACGCCACCGATAAGAGCAGTGACGCGCGTAGCGCACCGGGTGAGCCTGGTCCAAGGTCGGACATCAAGAACGGTATGGCAGAGAAGCCGGCCGAGATCTGGATGGTCGCCCTTGAGTCGGAAGGGTTCGACGCTCACGGGCGCAAACTGTTCGCCTTCAGGCTTGCGCGGGTTAAGGGCCGTATGGGTCCCTCAGATCCGTCTGGACGGCGTTACGTCACCATCTACGCCCAACCAGAAATCACCCGGTTCCATGCACACATGTAGTCGACTCCGCTGCGGGGTTCCTCTTTCCGAGGTTCCGCCGATTGAGGGGTTAGTGGTCTACACGCACGACGGTGTTGTTGTTGGCTACGACTGGCAGGAGGCCAAGAATGATCGACACGACTACACACCACGTCATTCTGTCCAAGACGTTCTACTTCCCGGTGGCCATTAACAACACGGACAACGTGCAGGACGCCATTGGCGAAGCCCTGGAGCAGTCGCAGTACGTGACCATCGCGGACGTTCCGGATGACTGCGGTTACGAGGACACCGACTGGGCTTTCCACCGGGTTCTCGTTGACGGCCCGAACTCAGAAGTTCTCGAGATCATCCCGTAGGGGACCTTCTCAGGACGCAAGATCTTTTGCCTACCCTCACTCTCACCCACGGAGGTGATTCTGATGGCTCTCGCTAAGACTACTAACCCTAAAACGATGGGTCCTGTGGGCTGCGCCAACTGCCCCCCTCCGTTCGGGACTCGGGAGTGCCACTGCCGGGGGTGCTTACAGCACTTCTCGACAGAGGGCAACTTTGATCGACACCGACAGAAAGGTAAGTGCCTGGACCCCGCCAAGGTTGGTCTCTTGCTCAAGCAGAGGCGAGCTAACGCGCGGGTCTGGGTACTGCCGGACGAGAGGATATAGCAATGGTTGCACTTGATGCACCGTTCTGGTTTCTGAAACTGCACTACACGCGAAAGCTGAAGCGCTGGGTCAGGGACCGCAAGGACCGGATCGTTTCGATCTGGAAAGACATGCTCCACGCAATCAGGATGGCCCGTCCGGACTACCGAGCGATGATCGCCCGACTGGAGCTGAGACAGCTCTCACCAAAGACACTGCCACCGGAGCGGAGCTGGGGAGAGATCACTGACCCGAACGGTATTCCACCGATCAAGGCGAAGCGTAAGCGTGGTGCCCGATGAAGCCGTGGGAACTCACTTGGGCTGAGGCATGTGCGATCAGCTCTGATTCGCTCTGGATCGAGGGAACTCGGGCCATGAAAGAGCAGGTCGAGCAGCTATTGAGGCAGCGCATGGAAGATGCATTTCGTGCCGGCTGGAGTGCTGCTAGCTGTGGCTGCTACTACGACCCTCCGGACGACTTGAACTTGAAGTGGTACCTGGAGACGGACAATCATGAGTGACCTGTCCAAGCGGAACAAGGCCAACAACGACGCGGGTAAGCGGTGGCAGCGAGATCTGCTCAAACATCTGCGTGAGGTTGGGTTCGATGCTGAGCCTGGCCCTAAGGCTGGTGCCACAAAGGATGAGGGCGACACGATCGTTCGCCTGGACCAGGCCCGCATCGTGATCGAGGCCAAGAACGAGAAGCGGGTAGACCTGGCCGGCTACGTCACTGAAGCCACTCGTGAGGCCGTGCACTACGCGCAGGCCCGGACGTACGACGTGGACAAGGTTCTGCCCCTGGCCGTCATCAAGCGGCGCATGGCACACACGGGCAAGGCGTACGCGGTGGTCGAACTGGACGCTCTGCTGCGGTTCCTTCGAGCGATTGGGGCATGACATGGCAACGCTGATCCTGCGCCACCCATGCGTGAGCGAGTTCCAGGACGGGGAGCACGGCAAGGGCAATCGGGTTCACAACTCGACCGCCAAGTCTCAGGGCTCCATGTACCGGTGCACTGTCTGCAAGGGGGAGCAACCGGGCGGCAGTCCGAAGGACGTGAAGAAGAAGTGACCGAGCCAGAGCTTGACGATGAACCGGTCACCCTGGATGACGCGCTCCACACCATCTCGGTCCTAAAGAAGAAGATCGGGAAGCAGGACCAGGAGCTGAAGGACAAGGTTGTCCGCCTGGAGCTGGAGCTTCAGCGGGTGAGGTCTGAGCACGGACGGTGCGCTACTCGCTGGCAGCTTGAGCAGGAATTGGCTCAAGAGGTGGTTCACCACTTGAGGTGGAAGTACGAACTGGAGGAGTAGTGGGATGGCGACCAAGTAGACGTGACGAAGAAGAGGACCGACTGCTCGCCATCGTCCTAGACCACTACGGAATCCGAACCAGGGGACATAGAGCATCCTGTCCATTCCATACGGACAAGACTCCATCCCTGTCGGTGAACCTGTCCAGCGGCTCCTGGAAATGCCACTCATGCGACCGCAAGGGCGGTCCACTCCAGTTCATCATGCTCATGGAAGGAATCGGCTTTGAGCGAGCGCATGCCTTTGCGGCCAACCTCACCGGCACAGCGGGAGATGCTGGAGGAGGCGATCGTACGTTATCAGTCCGCACTTCTTCGAGACGAACGGGCTCTGGCCTTTCTGGAGAAGGAAAAGGGAGTGGACTGGGAAACCGCCCTTACCGTCCGTTTTGGCGTCGTGGATGATCCTGCTCCTGGTCATGGTCCGTACCGTGGCTGGCTGTCCATCCCGTACCTGCGTCACGACGGCGAGCCACTCCAGCTCCGGTTCCGCTGCCTGAATCCGGGTTGCGGTGTTGGTGTCACGGAGAAAGAGAACCACGAGGGGCACGGCAAGTACATGTCCCTTGAGGATGAGCCGGTCAGGATCTACGGCATCCAGTCCATTCATGAGGCTGGGAACGAGATCCATGTGACCGAGGGCGAGTTCGATCGGAACACTCTCCGCTACAAGATGGACCTGCCCGCGGTCGGTCTACCTGGAGCAACCCAATGGCAGACACGTCACCGTAAGGCACTCGCTGGATTCTCGAGAATCTGGGTGTGGGCTGATCCGGATGATGCTGGCGCGAAGTTCGCACGGAAGGTGTGCGCCTCCCTGCGTCAGGCGAAAGTAGTTCCACTCAAGCACGGGGACGTAACAAAGACATATGTAGACCTTGGACTGGCCGGGCTACGGAAAGCACTGGAGGAAGTTCGATGAGTTTCTGGATCTGGACGAAGAAGGAAGAGGTTCCCGTCGTGACCATCGTTGAGCCCATCCCGGCACCCAAGCCTAAGCCGGTCGTGAAGATCGAGCGGACGCACGTGAAGACTGACACGATTCGACTGAACGCGACGGAGTCCGGTTCGTACTACTTGACCACTCTCGGTGGCTACTCGGACACGAGCTACTCGACGGTCAAGCTGGCCGACCTGGAGGAGTTCTGCCGGCAGGTACGCCGGACGGGCGCTGAGGACGACCACGGTATTCACTTGAATAAGGGTAACGTTCAGACCACCGTGGACCTGCTCAAGGTGGCGAGCGAGTAATGAGGTCGGCGGATGTTGTTCGGTTCGTCGCCGAGACCATACGGTTTGATGACTACGACACCGCCACCTCAAGCTACTGCGAGGTGCAGAAGGTGAAGAACCGTAGCCTCATTGTCAGAACGGATGGCCCCTACCGGGGTGACGGCGAGGACGGGGATTACCGCTGGTTCCGGATCTACGTCAGGGAGATCGATGAGCCTGAAGTACGGGAAACGGGAGATCTCGAAGATAGCTGCCGTTCTTGACGGAGAGCACGAGAGTGCAGAGGAAGCCGCAGTTGCTGCTCTGAAGACGATGGAAGAGGTGTTTGCTGCCCGTGCCAAGTTCGTTGTGGTCGGGCAGCTCGCCTCCTCCAAAGAGGACGGACTGATCCTTCCCACAGATCCAAAGGC